ACTGTTACGTTTTTTTATTTAGTCTTTTGCTTTGCCGATGTTTAAAGCACACCAGTCTAACAATTTATATACTTTTTTTACCAATCCATCATCGACTGGTGTTGGTGTAAGAGCTGCAATTAGGGATGCGCCCATTACTAACCAAGGAATCACTTGTACCCATGCTATAACCCATTGTAGAAATTCTAACATAAAATTCTCCTATTAAGTTATTACAGGAGGTATTTAGGTATTTGTCGTCCCAATAGTGTATTTAGTGGTCAATTTCCACTCAGTTTTCTCTTTATATGGGATGATTTTAATTTGTGATAGTGGAGCTTGTAGTGTAATCTTAGATTGGTCTAAGACCGTTATCAACTTCCATTGTTCCAATAGTTTACAGATAGTGTTTCTACGTGAGATATCACTCTCTGATATGGATGTTTGTTTCCCATCTAACTGAAACAATTCTTTGAAGTGTACTATGTAGTACTTTCCTCTTTTGTGTAGGATGTGGCACGACTGGAATAGTTCTTTCTCTCTTCGTGATGCAATACCTATACGTGACAACGTTTCCCTAATCTTTAGGAAGTCGTCCTTTTCTTCAAATGTTATTTCAACGAGAGATGAGATTATTAAATAATCTTTTTCAGTCATCATGTTTACCACCAGTTTTCATTCTTTTTTTCAATTGTCTATATTGAGATTCGGTTAGTACATTTATGTAATCTTTAGCTACTTTTGTACTTACTCCGTAATACTCCTTAACAGTATCGATTTTGACACTTACAGATGGTTTCTGCCATTGTGAGAATCTTTGTCGTTTCCTAAGAGTATTTAGTAAAAACACATATTGAAGACGGTTTTCTGTACCGTGTCTAGTGTTCATCTCATTAGCGAAAAAAAGCGAATCTTGGTGATAAGATAATGCTTTGTTGGTTAAAAAGGGTGCATATGATTTCTCGGACACATCATCTGGCATGATATCTTTCTTATCATGAGATACGGACTTTACGAAGTCAAATGGATTTTGTTTTGACACTTATTGGTTTCTTACAAAGGCACGAAGAAGTTCTTCACCTTTGAGTTCTTTCCCGAAGGTATGGATTAGTTTTCCATTCTGATATCGTTTAACAATGCCTGAATTGAACTCATGGTCTGTCACAGACTTACCATCTGCAGTGTCTTCGGGTCTAGTGTCATAGTGCATTGAATCGAATGAGTGTGCATGGATAGATTTGATTTTGGATGACCACTCTTCAGCATCAATCATATCTCTTTGTCGTTGGACTGATTCATCATATTGTGTCATTTTTTTCTCCCTTTTTCAAACATTCTGTTTGCTTTTCTTTGCCATGATTTTTCAACTTGATTATCAAACCAGTTTCTAAACCATTGTCTTAACTTACCCACTACCAACCACCGTCAATGGTTTCCATTACTTCATTCATATGACCTAACAGTTGTGTGATAGGTTCATCGTAGTCACTAATCTCATAGTCAACGTCATCTTGTTCTTTGAACATTGCCTTTACTTGGTCACCGTATTGGATAACCATTTCAAGTTGTTCTCTCATTTCATCTGATATTGCCATTATTTAAATTTACACTCTGTCATAATCTCTGTTAGACATGCAACAAAGTTAATCTCATTGTCCATAGCAAAAGCAGACTTGTATTGATAGTCCGCAATAATAAGAACACATGCTGGGATTGAAGATGGTGCGAGTCGATTCTCTAATGAATCAAACACTTTTCTATACAATGTGTTGAAGTCATTGTCTGAGTTTTGACCAACCCACTTTCGCATACTGCTCCAGTTCTTTTCTTTAATCATATCAATAAGAGGTGTTAACTTCTCTTCACTAAGTGTAGATAGAAGTCCAGTGTCAATGACACCACCAATACCATATCGTTGCACTTCATTCAGACACCTTCTGAAGTCGGGGAAGAACTTCATAACCAGTTCAGCAAGAACTTTTGGTTCGTATTCGATTCCCTCGGTTGTACATATACCCATCAACCTTTTCATAAAGTCTTGAGCAAGTTGAGGTTTCTCTGAAGGTTTGATTGAAAAATCAATCACTGTTGTTCTAGAATGTAGTGGTGCAATAATTCTGTTCTTGTAGTTACAAGTAAAGATGAATCTACAATTAGAAGAGAACTCTTCTATAAAGTTTCTCAAAGCAGGTTGAACTGAGTCAGCAGAAATATAATCTGCCTCGTCTAGTATCACCACCTTTGAACCACCACTAAGTGACATTGTAGATGCAAAGTTTTTAATCTTAGTTCTTAGGGTATCAATCAATCTACCCTCGTCCGAACCATTGATTACAATGAAGTCGGCACCCATCTCATTACACAGTGCTTTTGCAACTGTTGTTTTACCAACACCAGCAGAACCACAAAGTAATAAGTTAGGTATCTCGCCTTCTTGAACGAATTTTTTGAATGTATCTTTTAGATGCTTGGGAAGTATCGTATCCTCAATTGTTTGAGGTCGATACTTTTCCACGTATAAAAATTCTTCTTTCATAATAGAGATGAACTCCCCGCCGAGTCCACAGTGTAATTCACCCTTGAAGATTGATGAGATTGAATTACTCCCGTGATAATTGTAGAGACTAGTACAATACTCACACTAATATATAGGTTAAATATCATATTTTGAATCGGGTTCTAATGCGATAAAGTACTCCAAATCAATATCTTTATTCTTGAAGTTAGAGATACCTTTTGAAGATACTGAAACTGAATAGTTTCCCTCTAGCACTTTCAAGTTTTCAATCTTAAAGTTCATTACGAAAGACACACCGTTTCCAGTTCCAACAACTCTGCTGAATGTGTTTGAAGTGTCATTCTTTTTGTCTGTAACTTCTAAGGTCATAGTAGTACCATCTGATTTTAAAATCAAATCACCTACACCTAGAACACTTGCAGCCTTGTTAAGGTCATTCAACAGTGTTGAAGACACATCAAATGATACTTCTGACTCAGGCATTGTAATCATTTTATCTGGCGTTACCACCATACCTTCACTTGCAAAGAAATAATTCATTGAAGAATTGCTATCTGCAATACTCAAAGAAGAATCATTGAACTGAAAGTCGGGGTCTTCCAGTAAACTGGTTGCACCTAAGAACTCTGGCAGATTGTAGATACTGAAATCTTGAGGAAATTCCTCAGATACAGTTGCAACTGCAAGAATGTTTTTCATATTCGATATTGTTTTCAGTTGGTTGCCCTCACTGACTTTAATACCTTGGTTTATTGTTGAGAAATTTTTTAAGACATTCCTCGTGTCATCACTAATTTTCATCACTACTTAGTCTCCTTATAAACATCGTGGTTGTACAATGCAAGGAATCCATAATGGATTACCTTGAGAAGGTCAGCACGATTATAACCATCCTTCTTACCGTATCGTTGTGCATATTTCATCACGTTACCGATACAAAATCCCTCACCGTGACCACCGTCCATAATAAACTCAGTCGCCTGAAACTTATCTTTAGAGTAGTGAGCACCATATGTGGCATCTACATAAGAAGAGAACTCCGAAAGGAGTTTCTTCTCATTGTATTTGTATTCTATTTTGTTTGACATGATACTAGTATACTCCTAGTCTTCCATTTCGTCAATAGAGTTTTCTGCATTCAAGTCCACTCCAGCATCAATCTTGGAGTAGAGGTCGAGAATACTATTCCTAGTCTCTTCATCAAACCTTGAGATACACATTGTGATACACTTCAGTTTGTCATTGAACATTCTGAATGCATTGACGATGTGAACAAGTCTTCTTGTTGTGATAACATCATCAATAGCACCTTCATAGTAGGTCTTTCTGATAATGTCTGCCCAGTCAACCAGTTTGGTTGTGAACTCTGAATCAACTTCACCAGTCAATGCCATTTCCATTTCAAGAATTTTTCTTTCAGTAACCACTGGCGGATATTCTTGTTGCATGGTAATTGCAAATCTTTCAAGCATCGCCTCATTCATGATTTGAGTCCCGATGAATTTACCATCGTCTGACCCTTGACCTTTCGTGTTTGCAGTAGCAAGAATAGTGAAACCTTTTTTAGGTGCAACCCACTCACCAGTTTTCTTGATTAGGTATCCTTTACCTTCAAGAACTGATTGTAGACACATCAACTTGTTTGAACCCAAGTCAACTTCATCAAGAAGAAGGACAGCACCTTTTCTCATTGCTTTGATAACTGGCCCTTCCCTGTAGACAATGTTACCATTGACTAGAGTGTGACCACCCATTAAATCATCTTCATCGGTTTCGATTGTAACGTTAACCCTGTAGAGTTCTCTATTCAGTTGGGCACACACTTGTTCAATCATAAGTGTTTTACCGTTACCACTCAGACCAGTAACAAATACTGGAAAGAAGATTTTAGATTTGATGATGTTCTTAACATCTCTGAAGTGTCCGAATGGAACATAATTGTCCATCTTCTCGGGAATTATTTTTGCATCCGACATAAGATTCACACTCTCAGTTTGAGCAGCAACAGGCATGTTACTTGCAACAGGTTGAGCAGGAATCGGAATAACTTTTGGTGTAACAACTTCGGGTTCATACCCACCATTGTAACCACTGATAGCAGCCTCAAGATTGAAGATACCAACACCCTGTTTGAAATTATACCTTGCAGATTTAATCCAATATGGGAAGTGACCAGTGTTATTAATCTCTTCCTTCGTAAAGGAAGTTTTATTAGGGTACGTCTTGGTCAACGTTTCTAGGAATTCTTTCCTATCAGGCGTATAGTGAAACGGTTTTCCCGCCACTGTTATCGACTCGCTTCTGTCGTAAGTTCTTTTTGTATCAGTCATAATATAGTCTCCGTTATTTAACTTTTTTTCTCATCATTAGTAGTATATAAAAAAGTGAGGGGCTTTGTCAAGTTTATTTTATTGGTTGAAGTAACTTTCCTACACCTTTTTCTATAGATATCATACCACCATCTTTTTTTGAATAGGTTTCAAATGACCCATTGTTCACCCAATATCTGAATGCTTTACACTCAACCTTTTCTTCTTTACACTTCACTTGATTTGGACAATCAAAGACTGTGCATGGCCCAGGGCCCACGTTCTGAATT